CGCCAGGTGGCCCGCAAGTATCAGAGCTGGGAAGCTCTCGAGGAAGCGGGGCTGTTCGATGACGGCATGGAGCCCAACGAATGGCGTGCCCGCTTTCATGACCTGAAGGCATGGTTCACTCCGATGCCGTCAGCCGAGAAGCGCGCTGAGCAGGAAGCACTCTGGACCTCGACTGAAAGGTTCAGTACCCCTGTTGTGCTTGTGATGCCTGCGGCACTCGCGCCCGTGCACGACGGTCATATCGCTGCTCTCAATGCAGCTTGTCGTCGTGCAAAGGAAGAGTCGTGGCACGTCCTCGGTGCATATCTGTCGCCTTCGCATGACATCTACGTCTCGTCGAAGGGTGACGGATGTGAACGTTTCCCTGCCCTGAAGCGCATCCACGAAGCTCAGGCGGCGGCCGCTGGCTATGGAAACATCTATGTTGACCAGTGGGAAGCCCTCGGCATCGATCGCGCTGTGAACCTGACCGATGTTCTGGATCGTATTTCTATCATCTACTCGGAAGCCTACGGATTCTCAGTCGAGGCGGTGCTGGTCGCGGGAACTGACAATGCTGGATTCGCCAAATGCTTCGACGTGATGGGGCATGCCATCTTCGTGCAGCGCGGCGATCATCTTGCGCCTGAAGAAACGAAGCGCGTCCTCGTCGTCAAGGAGCCGGTCTCTGAATCTGCGTCTCGGGTAGTTCGTCAGGGAGAACAGAAAAGCGAAACGAACGGCTACAAGGGCCACATCCTGCGTGACGACGGCATCCATGCTTGCCACAACTGGCTGGCCCTGAACGACATGCCGACGGTCCGCGCTGCCTGGATCAAGTTTGTGGCTGACCTCCGGATCGCGATCCATGATCATCTGCCTTGGCAGTGGAATATTCGTGTCACCGATCTCGGAGAGCAGCGCGACATCTTCCAGCGTCTCCTCGACGAAGGCGGCACCTGGGGTGTCATGGATCCGTGCCTCCAGGAGCATCACAATGCGTACCCGATGCGCGGTTCCCGTCTGTTCAACCTGTCGGATCACCAGATACATCCTGACAAGTACCTCTGGCACACCGATATGAAGATTTTCGAGACTGTCAGGATCACGGACATCATTGACGATGACATGGCCACAGGCGGGACCATGAAGCGTGCTCTCGAGTTCGCGCCCAATGCCCGTTGCCACACCATGAAGCAGTTGCAGGGCGGTGGTCCGAATCGTGCGTTTGACACTGGCTGGGATCCGATTGATGCTCGAGACTTCTTGCTCGGATCGAAGGACGGAGGCCTGGTTGTCCAACACGGAACCACGATCTGTCGCTCGCCGTATTGGTTCCCCTTCGTGAACCTGTACCGCCGCGCCAGTATCCCCGTCGTGCAGCAGCTGAATTTCACTGACGCCATCATCAAAGCTAACATCCGCTTCTTCACAAAGGTGAACAGCATAGTCGCCGAGTGTGATCCCGCCTCGGGCAAGTTCCTCACAGACGTCCTGAAATTCAACAAAACGGATGATATGGCCACTGTCTGTGAGAACCTTCTCGAGGAAATTGTTGTCTCCTAACCTTTTGATGTTAAAGAGGAATCATAAGGATCCTCATACGGCATTCAAAGGCCTTTCAGTAATCTAAACAAGCAGTTAAGGTAAAGAGCGGTCAAGCTGCGAACCAGTTTGCCGCTCTTCTTACTGTTAGGCCATTCAATACAGTATTCATTCTCCTCATGATTTGAAAGTGATTCCACTTAGAATAGTGGAACAGGAGAATGGTATGAAGTATCAGAAACTGAATCCGGGTGAGACGCAGGTCTTTGATGACAGCGGTTCTCTCGTTGGATCAATCAAGCGCGAAACTCCTCCGCCAGGCGTACCTGCTCCATGGGTTTATCGCTTCTGGCCTGCTGGCATTACGTCAATCACACAGGCATCTTCTGCCTTCCCTTCCATGGACCTGATAAAGGCCAAGCTGCCATTTTGAGAGATGTGGCAGCATTCTTGGAACACAAACATGATTCATGATGAGAAGACACACATCATCTATGACCTAGATGATACTCTTGCCGACTTCACAGATGGCTTCGTGCATTTCATGCAGACGCAAATCTTGAATGTCGAGCCATGCAAGATCGATTGGCCGCCTCAGTACCACCTGATGGCTCCCTTCGCTGAACTGACTCATCTGACCGCCGAAGAGGCGCTCTTGCTGTATGAGAAGTCAGGCACCATGAAGGAAATGCGGCCAACGGCTCTTGCTGACATGTACCGCTTCACGGCCAACAACCCCAACTACATCGCCACGGTTCTTACGGCACGCGGTTGGATGAAGGATCCCGCAACCTCTGTCAAGGAGTGGTTCGACCACTGGGATCTGCCTCAGCCGGATCTGGTCAAGATCGTTCAGATGAAAGAGTCGAAGTCCCGTTGGGTCGCCGGACTAGAAGGATCGGTCTGTGCAATTTTCGATGACAATCCGCATCATCTGGAAGCGTACATGAAGGACAATCCGAAGGGAGCCATCATTTTTGCTGCTGATCGTCCATGGAATCAGACGTCGCCTTGTCACACCCGTCTAAATACAGTTCAGTTGATCGGAGAACATACAGAATGAGTGGAATTGGAACCGCAAGTCTGATCGGTGTCACTGGCCTCATTGGTTCAGGCAAAGACACAGTCGCCAACCTCATCATCGCCTGGCGTCCCCGCCAGCTCCGCCGATACTCATTCGCCCGTCCCTTGAAAGAAGGCGTCAAGGCGATGTTCGGATGGGACGATGAGATCATTGAAGATCGCGCCAAGAAGGAAGCTGTCGATGAGTTCTGGGGATTCACACCTCGCAAAGCTATGCAGCTCCTTGGCACAGAGTATGGACGAAATCTGCTTCGTGACGACCTCTGGATCAAGGCTGCCGAGCGATTCCACCTTCGTTCTCTGGAACAGTCCCAAGGAACAATCATTACGGATGTCCGTTTTGAAAACGAGGCAGCCTGGGTCCGCAGCCAACCTGATTCGGTTCTCATCCACGTTAAGGATCCCAACCGAGTAGTTGACAACTCTGGTCCGGTGCATCCGTCAGAGGCCGGCGTCGCTTTCGTGGAAGGCGACCACATCGTCGACAATGACAAGACTCTCGGTATCAAAGCCCTCGAGGACCTGCTCTGGGGATTCTGGTAATCAGTCGTAATGTCGATCACGTACCCACCGATCCCGCCAACCGCACCACCTATCTCATGGACGTATAAGCAAGCGCCATACAATCCATTGGATCCAGGTGTGCTATTCCCATGCTGCATGACATCGACGTGTACCTGTCCATCAGGACATATCATTGCTCAGCCTTCGCATGGGACGGTGAAGTACGTTCCAACGACACGAGCGGTCAATCTGGTCAAGCGGTACACTGAATGTGTTCTTCAGGCGTACCGCTACCAGATCAACCTCCCGCCAAATCCAACTCGAGAGCTGTCATTCTACATCGGCTACCACCGCCGCACAGTTCCCTACTGGGACCCAGCCACAACGGTTTCTCCGTTCCTCCCGTCTCAGCCTGGTGATCCGCCTGCTGATGGAATCGACGTTCCTCAGGGATTAATCATCACGCAAGAGATCGCTGATCGTTGGTTGTGGAATGATCTCTGTCAGTTGGCTCAGAATCTCAACAACACCTTTACGTATCCGCTGCATCAACAGCAGATTGACGGTCTGGTTTCGTTTTTGTATTCAGGCGGTGTGGTCAATTCGATCATGCTGGCCGCCATCAACAACATCCAGCAGTTCAGCGGATCGTGTACCTATACGAACCCATCGCCGCCACCTCCGACGCGCACCAACAACTTCGTGATGTTCCAGTGGGACCCGATCTGGAACGTGGTTGACGCTGAAATCCGGAAGTACGTTTACTTCCGCGGCAACATGATTCAGAGTCTTGTAGACCGTCGATGGGAAGAATCGAATCTCATCACTGGTGCCACGATTCCATATGTCATTCCAGGCGCCACAAACTACTCTCCCAGCTTGAATGACGCCCCGTTCTGGGGTCCATGCGCTGTTCATCAGTCCAACTACGACAACGTCTTCGGTGAGACATCGACCGGGCGTCCGTATTGGCGAGGCTCGATGTTCCCACCATAAATACGGCTATCAAACAAATGGATAGCCAGTATGATCGCCATCTCCCCGAATGGATACGCCTTCCTGAAGCTCAAGGAAGGATTCAGGACCCAGGCCTACTTTGACGGCGGTGGTGTCTGGACCATCGGCTACGGCTCCACGCGCTGGGAAGACGGATCTTCTATCAAGCCTGGACAGACCATCGACGAACCCCGCGCCTTCAACCTGCTTAAGACCAAGGCCGACGGCTTCCTGAGTCAGGTGGCTAAATACATCCTGGTTCCGCTCAACCAAAATCAGGTTGACGCTGTTGCTGCCTTCGTCTACAACATCGGTGTTGAAGCTTTCGAAGGTTCGACGTTCCTGACGCTCCTCAACAAGAATGACTTCGCCGGCGCCCTGAAACAGATGGTGTGGCAAGACGAGAAAGGCGTCTACCACGGGTGGATCCACGTGAATGGCCATGTCGACAACGGCCTGATCAATCGTAGGCACGCAGAACAGGCTTTGTTCAACACTCCTGTGACGCCAAACTTGACGGCAACCGCTGTTGTTGATTTCTCGAATGTGCAGAGTGGTGTGACAACGTTCAATGGCTAATCGTCGCTACAACAGAAATCCCGCCAACCAGACTAGCTTCAAGCTGGAGATTCCTGGTCTGGAGGAGATGAACTACTTTGTGCAGAACACGATTCTTCCTGGCATGACCATGGGCGGAATCTCAACCCCGTACAAGAATCACCAGACGAACGTTCCATCCAACCGAGTCGATTATGATGAAGTGTCGATGACATTCATTGTGGATGAGGATTACTCAAACCACACTCAGATCCGCCTCTGGATGCACGCTTTCGCACTTGGAAAGGATCCGATCTGGTCTGTCACCAAGAACGTCAACCTTTTCATACTGAATTCGAATAAGCAACCGAAGCTCAAGGTCGTATACTATAATGCGTATCCTACCGGACTGGGTTCCCTATCTCTGAACTCAGCAGTCAATTCGACTGAGCCTATGGCCACGAATGTGAACTTCCGCTTCCAATACTACGATGTCTTGCCTGTGACCTAACACATGAAAATTGATGAGATATTGGAGTTGATTGACTCCGATAGTGAGCTTGACAAGAACAACCTGGACAACGAATCGCTGAAGACGCCAAAGCTTCACGCGAAGTACTACCGAATCTTCATGGAAGAGATTCGTATACTGAAGTCTCTGGACATCAAGTACAACCAGGTGAAGAAGGATCGACAATCCTACTACTTGGGAGACCTTCCAGACGAAGTGTACAAGGAAGAGCCGCTCCACAAGAAGTGGCTAAAGTCTGAAATTGACATTGCCCTTAAGGCGGATGAGAAACTCAACGAAATTGATGTGAAACGTGATCTCCAGAAGATGAAGGTGAAGTTGATTGAGGACTTCATCAAGACTTTGAACAACCGGTCATTCATCATCCGAGATGCTATTGAGTTTGCTAAGTTCAAGAACGGTGGATACTGATGTTGACGAAGATCAATGACGAGGATCTCCCGAAGCCCGTTCATTTCATGAAAGTGCAGCCATGGAATTGGTCGCTGTACCTCTTTGATGATCGACACGACCATCACAAATTCGTGAACATGACACGTTCTCACACTCCTCTAGCATGGGAAGTGATGGATTCTTGCAATGCAATCTGCTCATGCAATCGAAACAACAAGGAAGTTGTGATCGGGGTCTTCGGTAATCACCTCCCTGAGTTGGTTCATGAAGTAACTCATGCTGTGTTTCGTATCTTAGAGACTGTTGGCGAGCCTCTGCGCTATGACAGTGAGCTGATTCCATACACCATTGAGCATCTTTTCGGTGAATGTCGTGATGCCTTGAACGCTAAAGCAGCGGAGGAACTCCGGACCCAATGACCGACGTTGTAATCTCCTGTCCAAATCAGCTATACGCGAAGTTCCATTGTGACTCTGGCATAGCAAGAGAGCTCTGGGAAGAGTTTGCGTTCTTCGTTCCTGGCTACAAGTACATGCCTGCCTTCAAGAAGGGCTGGGACGGAAAGGCACGCCTCTTCAATATGAAGACCCGGTGCATGTACAGAGGTCTCTTGCCGAAGGCGATCGCGTGGCTCAAGGAGAACAACTACTCGATCGAAATCGAGAACAAGGATGACTTACGCCCGAAATTGAAATGGGACAAGGAGTGGTTGCTCCGCCAGGAAGAGTACTTCAAGTTCAACCTCTTTGACCACCAGGAGATGGGGATCAGTGGCGCGTTGTCCTTGAACCAGGCGCTCATCTTGTCGCCGACCGGTTCGGGCAAATCAGGTATGATCTACATGATCTGCCGCTGGCTGCTCGAGAACATGAAGGGCAAGATTCTTGTCACGGTGCCTTCAACCTCGCTGGTTGAGCAGCTGACGACGGATTTCGAAGATTATGCGGTCGGAAATTGGACAGCCGAGGACAACGTCCACCGCATCTACTCAGGCAAGGAGAAGCATACTAACAAGAGGATCGTGATTTCCACTTGGCAGTCAGCCAGACTGATGCCAGCCGAATGGTTTCACCAATTCGAAGCTTACTTGTGTGATGAGGCACATGGTGCTGACTCAAAGTGCATCACAGCAATTATCGACAACATGGCTCACGCGCCCGTGCGCATTGGTCTGACGGGAACGCTGGATGGCACCGTGATGCATGAGCTTGAGATGCTCGGCCGGTTCGGACCAGTCGTGAAGACCACGACTTCGAAAGACCTGATGGACAAGGGGTTGTTGGCGGACCTCAACATCGATGCTGTCGTCCTTGAATACAGTGATGAGGAACGGAAGTTGGTCCACGGAGCGGACTATCAAGATGAAATCAATTTCCTCGTCAACCACAAGTTGAGGAACAACTTCATCATCAACACAGCCCTTTCACAGAAGGGTAACGTCTTGATGCTATTCAATTTCATCGAGAAGCACGGCAAGGTTCTTTTCGACAAACTGAATACGAAAGCTCAGGCTCTCGGGCGGAAAGTATACTATATTGATGGTGCTACTGCGGTAGACTCCCGTGAGGAGATCCGTCGTATCCTTGAAAGAGAGACTGATTGTATCGTCCTCGCGTCATTCGGAACGACGTCAGTTGGCTGGAACGTGAAGAACATTGACGTGGTCATGTTCTGTCATCCCTATAAATCAAAGATTCGTGTGCTTCAGTCAATCGGCCGAGGCCTTCGAGCGATGGCGGGCAAGTTGGGTGTGAAGCTCATCGATATCGGAGACGATCTGGTCTACAAGGCCAGGAAAACGAGTAAGGGCGTGATGAATAGCGCCATGAAGCACTTCATTGAGAGGCTCTCTATCTACGAGAAAGAGAACTTCAAGTACAAAATCATCAAACTACAGCTACGCTGAGGACACATGAATAGAAGTTGGCTTGGAATTGACAAGAAAAGGATCCCTGTTCAGCCAATCGCCCATGAAGTAGATCACAATGTTAGGCTCTTCACTTTCAACACCGACATGAACATGGTCGGATGGGTGACGGAGTTTGACAAAGAAGCAGGGACAATCAGTGTCATCTTTCCGATGGTGATGTTCATCACATTCGGAGGTGAAGAGGATGAGACCGTAGAATACTACGAGTTCACACCCTATCTGGAGAACCTGACAGAATTCAACGTAGACAAGCCGTACAATTTCATATTCCCGGTTGTATCGCTCCAGAGCGTCACGATTCCTTCTGAACACGTCGTCGTGAATTACATGACGCAGCTTTTGATGATGAAGAGGATCCAAGACGACGAAAACGGGGTAAAAGACCCAGAGACCATGCACTGATGACGACACCAGCCCCAGATGTAAACGATTTTGGCAAGCCAAGACAAATCTACATCGACAAGAACGCCCTACTTGATTTGATCCTCCTCTACCAGGATGATGTGAAACGAGCCAAGGAAGAAGGCCGCAAAGCCCCAAAGATGCCTGACACGATTGGTCATGTCATCGAGCGTATTGCCGAAGGAATGGCCCAGCGCGGAAACTTCCGCAACTACACATTCATCGAGGAGATGAAGCGAGACTCTATCGTCGATTGTGTCAGAGCAGTCAACCTCTTCGACGTCAACAAACTCGGCAAAGAGGGCAAGCCAAACCCCTTCGGATATCTGTCTCGAGCAGTTTGGTATGCGTTCTTGGGCCGTATTGCTTCTGAAAAGAAGAAGCACCAGACGCAGCTTGATATGATGTTCGATCCGAGCACAGAGAATTTCGCGCGCATGGATGGCGACGACACGTTCTACGATGATGGAAAGTCTGAGCTCCTAGATTTCTACTACTCAGGAAAAGATCATGAATGATACTGAAGTTGAGAGTGAGATTCAGAAGAAGGGCCTAACGGCGCCGCGGCTGTCACCTGAACGTATCGATGGTTTGATCACGGCAGCTGACTACTACGTCTTCCCAGGAACGGCGATGACGGTCTGCTGCTTGACCCTCCAGAATGGTCACAGAGTGATTGGCGAAAGTTGTCCAATCAGCTCCGCGAATTTCGATCGTGAACTCGGCGAGAAAATCGCATACGCCAATGCTCGAGAGAAGATCTGGGGCCTGGAAGGCTACTTGATTAGAGATCACATCTACAGGAACTTCTGATGCTTTGTTCACTCTGCATGACCGCTGAGGGAATTCTGTTCCCCAACATGCGGGCGCTTTACTGTGAGCCATGCTTCGCGGCCAGGAAGGCCTCATGGGGAGTGATTTCAGATATCATCCCTGGCCTCGTCTACCTCAGTGGAATGAGGGAAGCAGAGGAGTTCAAAGGTGGCGCCCGACTCTGTGTCCATGAGGAAACGCCT